TATACTAGAAGTTGATTATGAGAAGTAATTTGAAAGTAGTTTATATTCCGTTTATACTCCGTTTATACTAGAAAGGTAGCACAATATGAGTTTCGCAAATCTCAAACGCCAATCAGGCAATCTCGATAAGTTATCCAAAGCAATCGAGGCACTAAGTTCCCCATCAGAAGATACAGGTAAGTCAGATAATTTCTGGCGTCCAGAAGTGGACAAAGCAGGTAATGGCATGGCCGTTATTCGTTTCTTGCCAGCATCTGAAAAAGATGGTGACGATTCTTTACCATGGGTTAAAATTCATTCACATGGATTCCAAGGACCTGGCGGTTGGTTAATCGATAACTGTTTAACCACAAAGAATCAACAATGTCCAGTATGTGAACACAACTCTGCATTATGGAATTCTGGCATTGAAGCCAACAAAGATGTTGTTCGTAAGCAAAAGCGTAAGTTGAATTACATTGCAAACGTATACATCGTATCTGACCCAAAACATCCTGAGAATGAAGGACAGATTAAACTGTTCAAATTCGGTAAAAAGATTTTTGATAAGATTTCTGAAGCAATGAACCCACAGTTTGAAGATGAGAAGGCAGTTAACCCATTCGATTTATGGAAGGGTGCTAACTTCAAGTTGAAGATTCGTAAGGTTGAAGGTTATCAGAACTATGATAAATCTGAATTTGATTCACCATCTGCTTTGTTGGAAGATGATGATGAGTTGGAAAAGATTTGGAAGAATGAGTTTTCACTACAAGAATTGATTTCCGATAAAGAATTCAAGTCATATGATGTTTTGAAGCAGCGCCTTGATAAAGTTCTTGGTTTGAATGGTGAAGCACCACGCACAACCGTAGAACAAGTTAAAGCAAAGACCTTTGATGCACCTAAGGCAAAGGCAGAAGATTCACCTTTTAAAGATGATACATCCGATGAAGATGATTTGAGTTATTTCAGTAAGTTAGCTGAAGAAGATTAAACCTTAACCCCTTGGTTTAGACCCCGCTACGGCGGGGTTTTTTATTGGTTAAACTACCCAAACAGCGTTGTGTATCTCATTGTTACGCAAAGCAGTAGTACCAGTATCAACCATTTTTGGTGCACCACCACCAATGTTGTTTTGCGTATTAACTACTGAAACCACTTGTTCTTTTTTACCAATACCATTTGGATCGGTTTCTTCTAATGGTGGAATAGATTTTACTTCAACACTAGCATCAGGACTTAATTTTGGCAAATGAGATTTAATTTTGGTTTCTGCATCTGTTGCCAAATCTTTAACATCATTTTCAATTTGTTTTGTACCAGATTCAATTAATTCTTTTGTTTTTTTCTCTTGATATTGTTTTGGAGAAATTTCTTCCCCTGTAACCATTCTCATTAAAAGTTTGTCAAACCAATCTTCGCCATTAAGTGCTCGTTTATAGTCACGAATATCAGCAGTTTCACCTTTATCATTTTTAAAAATTAATTCTCCAGCTTGATTTCTTTCTTGCGGTTTATAACCTATTTTTTCCATGGCTGGAATCAAAGTTTCTTTTTCAAATTTTTCAACTAAAACTTTCTTTTCATCTCTTTGCTTAGCTTGAAGAGCAATAAATTCTGCTTTTTGTTCAGTAGTCCTGTAGGCTGATGGATGTTTAACTTCAAAATCTCTAAGTTCTTCTGCGTGTTTAGTATCCAAAGCAGCCGCTTCTGGACCCATACGAGTTGATTGACTTTCTTGAATTATAGCTTGTGCGGTTGCTCCGGCACCCAATATGGCCATAACAGCACCAAGAGGACCACTAAGAGCTTCAACGGCTGTTCCAACAACTCCTTCAAGTAATACACCAAAAGTTCTGGCCAATAATTTTTTCATTAAACTCAACAACGGTATTGTTAATATCTCAACAATTAATCCAGCACTTTTTGCAATAACAGATAATATGCTACCAGCAACACCTGAAATTAAAGGAAGTAAAATTCCAGTTAGACCTGACATCAATGATAACAAACCTTTTAATGGAGCCATTATAATTCCTAAAGCCGTTTTTAATCCATCTAACAATTTTTCAATAAAAGATTTTGGTGAACCTTCTTCTTCTTTTGAAGGTTCTTTTCTGTTTAACAATGCATTAATTAATTTTTCATGACGGCGCTCATCTTCATCGTATTGTTCTTTACGGAATGCTTGTTCTAATTCATAATTTTGTTTATATTTTTCGTGTGTTTTTTCCATGAAATTATATGTTTTGGCCAATATGTTGGCAGCAGTATCACCAGGCCTAATATTAACTACGGCACCAGGACCAATCGTAGAAATTAATGGATCTTTTCTGTCCAATGTTTCATGAAGTTTTCTTTTTCTGCTACCATATCCACCAAAATGGCGAATATCACCTTCATCTTTACCCATGGCACGACCAGCAATAGTAACCAACGATTTACCAATTACACCTCGTCCTGCAACAGCACGAATCATATTCAATGGATCGAATTTCTCTTTAATACCTACCGCTTTAGCTTTAAATTTATCTGAAATGGCACCACCAATGGAAGAACCAATGCTCTTTCCATCTTGAAATTTCTTTTCAGCAATAAGGCTTAATAGGCCCGTTCTTCGTGTTCTTGCGGCTTCATCGTAGTTCATTTTTTAACCGTATTGTTTATCAAATAGTTGTGAATTTTGTTTTACATTTGCTTGTGATATTTGGTAGGTAGTACCACCATTCATTACATTTGTATTGTTATTTAACACAGAAACTTTGGTACCACCATTATTATTTTCTTTTTTGGGTGCAGCACCAACTTGTGAATCTCTTTCTTGTATAATCATTTTTGGTGCAACAGGACTAAAGGTTAAGAATTGTTTTGGATCCAAAGCTTCACCGTTTTGCCTTACCTCAAGATGTAAATGTGGTCCTGTTGTTTTTGATAATTTTGGTGCAATTTCGCCAATTTTATCCGCTCTTTCAACAACAGTTCCAACGGAAACAGCAGGATTTTTTAAATGGCGATAAGTTGTAGTGTAACCATTACCATGGTCTAACACTATCGTAGTACCTCTATCAGGAGAATCCGTTATACTTGCAACAGTTCCTTTTGAAACTGCAATAACATCTTGTCCTTCAGAACCACGAATATCAATACCTTCATGTTCTTGATGTGCGCCAGAAATTGGGTTAATTCTTTTACCAAAATCACTTGTGATGGCCATATCTTTAATGGCCGTTGGTGTTTTATTTGAGGCTGTAGGAACAGGACCAGCTTTTGTTATTGCATCAGTAACCATAGATTCATATGGAGCTTTATTTCCTGTTTTTCCTGTTGTCCATTTACTTAAAGCATCCGAAATGGGCATATCAGAATAATTTTTTTCCCAATTTCTTCTTTGTGCTTCACGACCTTTTTCCATTGTTGGAAATTTTAACATCGTACCAACTTCATTATTTTCACCTAGTTCAGCACCAAGGTCTTTTGCATAATCAGGTATTTTACCACCTTTTGGAATTATCAGAGCACCAGGATTATTCATTCTATTGGGTAAAGTACCTAACTTATTGGCGCCTTCGCCTTTGGCTTGTGCATCAAGTAGTGCTTCTTGTTGTTGTGGATTTAATTGTTTAAAAGTTAATCCACCAGCACCTTCGGCATTACCATTTTCTCCACCACCAAAACCAGGAATAATAGATTTCCAATCTACATTTGCAAGTGCCTTTTCGGCCAAGAAGAATGTGCCTACTGCACCAGCAGCCATAATACCATACTTCATAAATCCGGATCTTTTGGCTTTACGAACCATACGACCAACTACTGATGGTTTTTTACCAGTTAACGCCTCGATGGTTTCTTCTAAGAATCTTTCTTTTTGGTCATCAAGTTCTTTTCTATACTTCTTATCTTTCTTGGCTCTTAACTTTTCAAACTTTTCCCATTTTTTCTGATGATTAGCAATCTTGGCCAGAATATCAGCAGCACCATCTTTTACTTTAAGTGGTGTTTCAGAACCGGAACTTACTTTGGTAATTAAAGGATTCTTTTTAACAGAAACCTTTTTTTCTTCTGTGTTCTTCTTTGATTCTTTGGGGGTTTCTTTGGCAGGCTCAACAACAGGTGCCTGCGGTTGATTTTGTGGTTCTTCTTTTGGTGTAGAAATTGCAGATGACATAATTGGATTAGTCATCATTTCTTGGACACCTTTGGCTTTCATTATTTTGTCAGCCATTGCAATTGCTTTATCGGTTAACTCATACAGAATTTCATTAGGTTTTTCTGTAACTGTTTTTTCAACTTCTTTTTCAACTTTTTTTGGTTTTCTGGAACGAGTATTGCCACCCATACTGGCGGCGTGCATCTTTAACTTGAGGTCAAGTTCTTTTCTTTTTTCTAAAAGGTCTTTGAGTTCTGACATCTATCGTTTCATTGAAGCTTGTTGTTTTATTTTTTCATTTTCTTCTTCAATATACTGAACCAACATAGCGATGTATATGTCCCTTTCCCACGGTATCATATTTTCAAGTTCCGTGAGAGAATACTTATGGTGTTGCATCAAAGAGAAATTAGTTTTATAGTAATTTCTCAGGTTGTCATGACAAAATATTATTCGAAAAAACTTTCGAGACCTTCCATACTAATCGTATGGTCAAAACCGCATTTAGAACACTTCATTTCAATCTTCTTGTTCATCTTTGGTAAATGATTAAAAAACTCTTCCAGTTTACTAAATTGATCCTGATTCAAAGATTCAATGAATTCCATTAATTCGGCTTTTGGTGTTTCAGCAGCATAGTAATATTGTTCGCCATCAAAAATATAATCAATACTATCTAATACCACTTCAAATGCAACATCAACAGCAGATTCTTTGTTGGCCAATTTATTAACCAAAGAAAACTCTGGATATTTCATTTTAATAATAATCTTATCGTTAATTTTGATTTCATCAGAACTTTCTGGATCAAATTCAACTTTCACATCAAGTATATTAAACTTAACGGACATTTTATTACCACATTGAGTGCCATCAACTTCATTGGTGCAAACATATTTGTTTTCTACAACTTCACCAACCGAACGGGCTCTCAAGTTTAAAAAGTAATATTCAACATCAATTACAGGTAGTTTATCAATAACAACATCTTCTGTAATGGTGCAATTTGTTAATACTTGGCGAATGTTCTTTTCAATGGTTTCTTTATCATCAGATTCCATTGCCATCATCAAGTTCTTTTGTTCTTTAACTAAAAAAGGTCTAAACTTAATAGCTTTCTTAGAAAGTGGTAAATCAAGGTCATAGACCGGCGTATCAATTTTTGGCAAAGCCATCTTAAAACTCCTTTATCAAATCAAAATGTCAATGATGTCACATCGTTAACCAAACCAGTAACAGCACCTTGTAGAACGGACTGTCCAAGGCTCTGAACAGTATTGTTGTTCCATTGTGTGTATGCAAATACAACTGCCAATTTATGGTAACCTTCATTGGACCAATCCATGTCCAATTGGTTTACTGCAATAGGGAAAGCATCCCTCAATACCGCAGAATAAGATAAGTTATTTGTCAAACTATATTGATTGATTGAAACGTCAACTGCATAGTTTGATTTATACTGAAAATTAAAGTTGGTAGTTGGATTAATTAATTCCATCCATGCATCAAAGAAAATCTTTTCTTTCATATCATCACCAACGATAAATGTCATTGTAGATTCATTATACATCGTGTGGTATGGAAACTTTTCAACTGGCGCAGAACCAATTTTTTTCTCGGTAGTTTGAAATGTTCTACCTGGTAGTTCCGCATTTTCGCAACGGAAACTTAAATTTCTGCCGGCCGTGATGTATTGTGCCAAAATTAATGGCACAGGTACGGTTACATCAAATCTTGAAGGTCTGGCGACCTCAGTATAAAAACTTGACTTAAACTGATTAATATTACCTGCCATTTTAGTTCCTTAAACTTTCTACGGATTCTTGCCATACTGCACTTGTTTTTGCCTTTTTGAAATCTTGGACAGGCAGGAAAGCTGCCACATCCCACTCATTTGGCTGAATGGCAAGTATTTTTGACCTGACTTGGTTGGTCAGATATCTTTTAATGCATGGTTTGAACTCTTTTAACGACTTGGAGGCCCTTAAAATGTCATAACTGATACGCAACCTTTGAATATTATTTTTATCGTCATAGGAGGCGTAATCCATTAGTTTGGATAAAAATGCCAATCTATATCGGAGTGGCAAGTAATGTAGGTTCAAACCTAGAAAACCATCATTATATCGTTCCAATACCAAAGTAAGTGGAAAGATATCATAGTATGGCAACTTATCTTTGGTCTTTGGATCATAATAATAACAATACAAACCACCAATTACAAAGTTGTTGGTGTGTCGAGCCTTTTCGGCTGCAATACTATCAGCAATACTACCTGGACTACGAATAGTAGCAATCTTCTTCATTAACCAATCCATCGATTCTCTGGACATAGTTTGAAGTTCGGCTGCTGTTTTTTGCTGAGTGAGTTCTGTAAGTTTAGATGCCATTTGATTATTTAGTTAGAGTCCGAGGTGGTCTTCCGTGATTAACATAAACTGCCAACCACGGTCTAAACAGAATTCTGTTGCAGCTTTCCACTTGGCTTGATTGACACCCCATGTTTGAACTTCAATAAGGTATTGTTTGGTAATTCTCTTACGAATCTCTGGTTGAATTGTTTGTTTCTTAGGTTTGACCTCTAACATCATCGTTTTGAGTGTTCCATCTTTGGTTCTCATTTTAACAATAAAGTCAGGAAAGTATCGATGCCTACGATTATCAATGGGTGAAATGTATGGAACTACAAGTTCCTCTGAAGCCCATGATATAATTGATGGATTCTGGTCAAGCCATGACATCACCTTACATTCCCATGAGGAACGATAAATGATATTATTTGCATCACCAATATACTTATTTGGGTGCTTGGGTATGAATTGTCCTTTATAAGCCATATAAATATGTATATTCAATCCAAAAAGAGAAATAACATGGGTCTGTCAGTCATTCCAACCAATATAGGTGGGGTTAATATTCCATTAGCCCAATTGCAAGGACCACTTGCATCACTATTTCAAGACCAATCTTCACAAAACTTAATGTTTCCATCAGATTTGGCAACAAATCCTTCGATGGGCCATGCAGTTTTTATTACTGTTCACGATTATACATCAGGTTTTGTGGATGATGCTGGAAAATTAGCTAATGTGGCAAAAGACGCTTTGAATACCGCACTTGAAGGTAAAAATCTTGCAACTGCTTTAACTAATGCGGCAACTGGTGTAATAAAAAATACAGATACTCCAAGTATTGCAAATTATCTTACAGCAAAACAATATAACAGAACAGCTTTAGAAAAATCATTGGCAAACATTTCTCTGTTTATGCCAGATACTTTGGTTGCACAACACGACCCACAATATCAAGAAGTTAGTATGACAGAAGTTTTGGGTTTAAAAGGTTATCTAGGTAATGCTTATCAAGATTTTGGTGGTGCCAGCGGAATTAAAAGTTTAATTGATAATTCAAATACCTTTTTAAAATCTGATTTGGCTAAATTAGGCGTTTCAAAAATTGTTGAAGGAATTAATTCTACCACAGGTGGAACCGCAGGATTAGGTGCAGTAGCACAACAAGCTATGGGTTCTGTTTCAAACCCACAAGTTCAATTATTATTTAAAGGTGTTGGTTTAAGAACTTTTACATTAGAATTTTTAATGACACCAAAAAACGCACAAGAAGCAGCAATGGTTAAAGATATTGTTGATACATTTACATTCTATTCATTACCTGGTTTTTCTGGTGGTGCAGATGGAAAATCTGGTCAGTATTTAACTCCCCCACAAATATTTAAAATTAAGTTTAAATTTTTAGGTGGCAATGGAATTCTTGACAATTTAAAAAATTCATTTCAATCCGCAATGAACAGAATTGGTTTAGGATTTTTAACCTCACAAAATCCAAGTGATACAGTTAAAAATGCAAAAGATGCTAAGATTATGTCAATTCGTGATTGCGTTTTGGAGAATATGAGTGTTGATTATGCACCTAATGGCTGGGCAGCATATAATGATGGTTATGGAATTCAAACTCGTTTAAATTTAACATTTAAAGAAATGTCCATTATGACGAAATCAGATGTTCAAAATAGCAAAGTTCAAAAGAATTATTCAGCACAATCACCACAATCACCACAAGGATCGAGTGTCGCAGCAGTTCCAGTTATTGGACCTAACGATTCTGTGGCCGGTGGTGATGGAACTTGGTCAGCATAATGAAATACTTTGATACATTTCCGTTTGTTACCACGGCCGATAATAAAGGTAACTATACTCAATTGGTTAATCTTACATTAAGAACCAAGTTAATTCCACAACTTTCTAAAAATCCATTAATATTTTATAAGTATGCAATTCAAGAGGGTGATACACCAGAGATTATTGCAAACAAATATTATGGCGATCCGTATCGTTATTGGATGGTTTTGATTGCCAATGAGATTGCTGACCCACAATGGGAATGGCCATTATCTACACAACAATTTACTAAGTTTATTGTCGATAAGTATAAAGCTGATGCTGGTAGTCAGTCACCAATTGATTATACACAGGCTACCAATCATCATTATGAAAAATTAATTACCACTTATGATGATTCAAATCAAACCACGGTTATTAAAAATATTGTAATTGATAAAGATACTTATGACCATACAGTAGAAACCACAAAACAATCAAAGTTTGATTATGGTGGTATTGTTACTTATACTGTAACAAAGAGAGCCGTTTCTATATTTGATTATGAAAATGAATTAAATGAAAAGAAACGAAATATCAAATTAATCAATGCAAATTACATTACTGATATTGAAAATCAATTTAAATACCTAATGAACTTATAATATGGCAGATATTAGCAATCCTACTGGTGGTACCAAGGTATTACGATACCCCACAGAGTATCAACTATCACTATTGAATCTATACACCTCCGTTCAAGGAGAAAATGTAGTTAATTTGATTCCTTTTTTGATGGAATTAAATCTATTTGAGGACATATACGGAAACACCATATCTGGTCAATTATTGTTATCTGATGCTGTAGGATTAATTTCAAACTTCTCATTAAGTGGTAATGAATTCATTCAAATCAAGTTACAAAAAACTGAAGGTGATGAGCACGCACTTACAAGAAACTTTAGAGTATACAAAATTACCAATAGGTCACCAGCCGACAGTAATAACTATGAGTTGTATTCTTTAAATTTTGTTTCAGAAGAATTTTTAATATCTGAACAATATCGTATATCCAAGTCTTACAAAGGTAAAAAGGTATCAGAAATCATTACTGATATTCTTAAAAATTATTTAAAAGTTGGTTCTGGTAAAAAGAAACAAATGTCAATAAGTGAAACTCAAGGCACTTATGACTTTATTCTACCAAATAAAAAGTTGTTTGAAACTATTAATTGGTTATCCAGTTATGCATTACCAAAAGCTGGAACTGGTGAAGGTGCCGACATGATATTCTTTGAGAATTCGGATGGTTACTGGTTTAAATCTTTGCAAGAGTTATATGCACAGAAAGTATACAGAACTTATCGGTTTGATCCAAAGAATCTTTCAAATCAAAAAATAGATTCACAGTTATCAAACGTATATAAGTTTGAAATTTTAAATTTGTTTGATACTTTGAGTGCCATTAAAAACGGAACATTCTCAAACCGAGTTATTAGTATTGATCCGTTACAAAGAAAAGTTAAAGTAACCGATTTTAATTATGATGATTATTCAAAAAAAGCAACCAAAATAAACGGATATTCATTAACGAATAATTATAAAAATCGTATGAATAAAACAATGTATGATGCACCTCCTGCCGATTTAACTCATGGCACACTAAGAATGGTTACATCAAACTCCAATCAAAAGAAACAAACTTTTGTGGCAGGTAAACCAGATACAGTTGCTTCAGATATTTTTATTGAAAAGTATATGCCAAATCGAGTAGCACAGATTGCCTTGGCCAATTATATTAGAATTAAATTAACAATTGCAGGTGACCCGTTTATAAGCGTTGGTAGAATTGTTGATTTTGAAACACTAAAAGATAATCCTAACGCAAGTTTTTCTAAATCAGGTTCAGCACCAGCCAGAGCAAGAGATCCAATGTTATCAGGCAAATATTTGGTGACAGCCGTTAGGCACATAGTTAAGAACAACTCCTATATAACCGTGTTGGAATTATGCAAAGATAGCTTTGAAGAAAAGATATCATCTTTTAATACTGGTGATGGTACATTACAGAGCCTTGTCAATGGTGAGCAATTATAATGGACAGAAATAGTTTTATTGGAAGTCAATTCATTTGGTGGGTTGGTGAAGTAGAAAATGAAATTGACGAATTGGCCGTTGGTCGCTGTCAGGTTCGTATATTTGGTTGGCACACCGACAACAAAAGTTTGTTACCTTCAAAAGATTTGCCGTGGGCTCATCCATTACATTCAATTAATAATTCGAGAACATTTTCACCATTACAAAAAGGTGATTGGGTTGTTGGTTTCTTTATGGATGGAGAATCAGGACAATTTCCAGTTATGTTTGGTGTAATGCCAGGAATAAAACAATAAAATGGCTGATTACGATAATTCGGTTGCGGATCAAAACACGGTAATTGCTTCTCCTTCTGGAGTTGTTACTGAACGTGTTGGTGAGCCTTCTTTACCTTCTGTTGCTCGTGGTGTTATTAAAGAAACCATGCAAGAGTTGGCTGCAGCCAAAAGAGAACATAATTGTGACATTTGTGCTGGTGTGAATAAAGATATTGCGGTGGCCAAAGCAGAAATTATGTTGTTTGTTGGTACATTAAGAACAACCATTGAAGGTTTGTTTGCAGGAACATCTTCTAATCCTGCCGTTGAAGATATTAAACAACAAATATCAGCAGTCAAAGCCAAAGTTAAAGCAATTAAAAAAGAAATTGAACCTATTCAAGAACAAATTAAAGCAATTCAGGCATACATTAAAGAAATGCAAGATTTAATTGCATACATTCAATCTTTACCAGGTGAATTGCAAGCAATGTTTCAAGCTTGTTTATCTGAAGCAACGGCAGGTATAACGCAAGCAATTAATGAAATTAAATCAACTCCAGGTGCAATTGTAGCAGAAGTCAAAGCTGCGGCACAACCTGCAATTGATACAGTTAAAGATGTTACTGCGGCAGTTAATAGTGTACCGGCAGCTGCAACCGATGTGGTAGTATCTGTAACGCCAAACACTACATTATCATAAGGTAAAAGATGGCAGTCAATAGTGCATGGACAGAACCGGTAATCGTGGATGCAAAAAATCCACCAAAATACCCGTTCAACACAGTAACTCAAACTAAAGGTGGTCATTCACTTGAAATGGATGACACACCATCTAAAGAACGTGTGCGTTTGCAACACCGTTCTGGTTCATTTATTGAAATGCAGCCTAATGGTGATGAAGTTCATAAGATATATGGTGATAGTTATGAAATTGTTGCAGGCAGCAAAAATGTTAAGATTAAAGGCCAATGTAATATTACTATTGATGGTCCATGTGTAGTTACTATTAACGGAGATAGTATTTTTAATGTAAATGGTGATGCCACGCAATTTGTTAAAGGTAATTTGGTGCAACAAGTGAATGGTACCGCAAAGATTACATCTAAAGGTGATATGGATTTAACATCCAAAGAAGATATTACAATGTCCGCACAAAATGTTTATGTCAATGGTGATTTGGCGGTTCGTGGTGCAATTTCTTCTACATTAAGTATCTCTGCTACCAATAATGTAACCGCAGGTATGCAATCTTATGCAAAACTTGGATTTGTTACTCCTGGTTACATTACTGCTGGTTCTCCTGTTCCATTAAACATGGCACCAGGTTCTATTCATACAACTGGTTGGGTGCAAGGTCAATTAGCAACATTTGGTACAATGTATGGTTTGGCTGGTTTATTGGGTGGTACAGGCCTCATTAAAGGTGTTAATGTTACTGCTACGGCTACCGTATTTGGTGCAATTGTTAAGGATCCAGTATTCTCGATGGCTCAAGACCGTGCAATCTTCCAAGCGCACCGTCATTATGATTCACGCAACGGATTGACTACCACACCGACTTTAAATAGTGCTTAACCACAAGCAGAATAAATAAACAATGGCATATAACGACCACATCTATTCCGATTTAGATTTAACATTCAAAAAGGTTCCTGGAACCAAGGATGTTGCTATGAAGTATGACGAACAGGCGGTTATTCGTTCTATTCGTAATCTTTTATCGACAAGTTTATATGAAAGGTTGTTTCAACCTGACATTGGAACTTCATTAAATAAATTGTTGTTTGAACCAGTCACTTCAATAACAGCAACAATGATTGAAGATGAAATTATTAGAATGATTTACAACTATGAGCCTAGAGCTTCTGTAAGTCAGATTTTTGTTACTGCCAAACCGGATAGTAACGAATTTGATGTTTCCCTTTATCTTTTGATTGGAAACCAAACCACACCTACCGCTTTTAACTTAATATTAACGAGGTCCAGATAATGGCCGGAGCAAATTCAAATATTCAATTAACTTCCTTAGATTTTAATACACTCAAAGGTAGTTTTAAAAACTTTCTAAGAAGTCAAGATACTTTCAAAGATTATAACTTTGAAGGTTCTGGTATGGCCGTTCTTTTGGATGTTTTAGCGTATAACACACAGTATAATGCATATTACTTGAATCAAGTGGCCAATGAAATGTTTTTGGACTCTGCGGTTCAAAGAGCATCGGTAGTTTCTCATGCGAAATTATTGAACTATACACCAAAATCTGCAATTTGTCCTACTGCAACGATTAGTATTGTTTTTAATAATGTTACTCAATCATCATTAACATTACCAGCATACACAACATTCCTTTGTTCAACCATCAACAATGTTAACTATACTTTTGTTAATACAAATGCCTATACAGTTAACGTAGTGAACGGTACTGCAACTTTTAATAATGTTGAAATTAAACAAGGTATATTATCAAACTATAACTTTACAGTAAATTCAACTACTAATCCAACTTACACATTTCAAATTCCTGATGATGCAATTGATACCACATCTATGTTTGTATCAGTTCAAGATTCTTTGGCAAACTCATCATATGACATCTATTCATTGGCCGATAGTTATTTGTCATTGACTGGTGATTCAAAGGTATACTTCTTACAAGAATCTTTGAAAAATACTTACGAAATTTATTTTGGTGACGGAATTCTTGGTAAAAAATTAACTGACGGAAATATTATTTCTGTTGCATATCTTTCTACTGAAGGTTCTGCTGCGGCAGGTGCAAACAGTTTCACTATGATGGATTCTGTTGCAGGATATACACCAACTTCAGTTAATTCTGTTACGGCTGCAACACAAGGTGGTGCAAAAGAATCTATTGATTCAATTAAGTTTCAAGCACCAAAATCATTCTCAGCACAAAAACGTGCAGTTAGTAAAAACGATTATATTTCTGCAATCCAACAGAACAAATTGGGTATTGCGTTTGATGCCATTTCTGTATGGGGTGGAGAAGAAAATGATCCACCAGTATATGGACAAATCTTTGTATCTTTGAAACCAACCGGTGCATACAAGATAACCGATACACAAAAAACACAAATTATTAATGAAGTTATTAAACCTATTAGTGTTTTAACTATTACACCAACGATTGTTGATCCAGATTACACTTATTTAAAATTAACAGTCAATGTTGTATATGATCCAAATCAAACAGTTTTAACTTCTTCACAGATTCAAGCTGGCGTTAAAGTTGCTATTCAAAACTTTGCTGACCAAACATTAAACACATTTAATTCAACATTCAATCCATATGAGTTATTGGGTGCCATTCAAGGTTTTGATAAATCAATCATCACCAGTGAATATGACATTAGAATGGAAAAGAAATTCTTTCCTAATTTAATTTCTCCAACAACATATAATTTGGCATACAACACAACTTTAAACAAGAGTATGTTTTTGAGTGGCGTAAGTAGTTTACCTGCTATGTCATATTTAAATCCAACTGATTTGGCACAAACTATTACTGGTGTATACTTGGAAGAAATTCCTTCATCTACAAACGGTGTCGAATCTATCTCAGTTTTAAATCCTGGATTTAATTACACATCTGCACCAACAGTTACTATTCTTGGTGATGGTGAAGGTGCAACAGCTCATGCCGTGATTGTTAATGGTTCGATTAGTAATGTTGTAATTGATTCTATGGGTACCGGTTATACTAGTGCATTAGCATTGATTACGAATGCTTCTGGAGATACAACTGGCCAAGGTGGTGCATTAACTGTAAACCTTGAAGGCCGTTATGGTACAATCCGTTCATATTATTTCGATACAAATACCAATGTTAAGAATATTTTAAATTCAAACGTTGGTACAATCGATTATCAGAATGGAATGATTACACTTAATAATTTCAATCCTTCTGCTGTTGATAATACAATTGGTGAGTTGGCCATTTCAGTAAAATCAACTACATCCATTATTTCTTCATCATATAACAAGATTATTACTGTTGATCCATATGACACCAATTCAATCGTTGTTAATGTAACTGCCAAAAGTTCATGATAGAAAATAATCAAAAAACATCGTTATTGGTTTCTTCTCAGTTACCTGAATTTATTCGGGATAACCCATCTTACGACAATTTCGTATTGTTTCTCAAAGCTTATTATGAGTGGATGGAATTAAATAATAATCCATTAGACCGTAGTAAAAATCTAATGAATTATGTTGATGTTGATAAAACTACCGATGAATTCATTGATTATTTTTATAATGAGTTTCTTACTTATTTTCCAAAAGATATTCTTGGTGATAAAAGAAAAGTTGCCAAGATTGCCAAAGAGTTATATAACTCTAAAGGTACACCTGCATCATATGAGTTTTTATTCAAAGTTCTCTATAATTCTCCAGTAGATTTCTTTTATACTAAAGATGCCGTTCTCAGAGCATCAGCCGGTAAATGGTATTCTTCTAAGAGTTTAAATTTAGATACACAAGATCCAAATTTTTTATTATGTAAGAACTATTATGCTTTTGGTGAAACTACACAATCATTATCAGTAATTGAAAATGTGATGTATGGTGGATCCAAAATAGTTCTTTATATTTCAAATGTTGAACGTGGATTTAATTCTGGTGAATATGTTCGTATTCTTGACAATCACTATCAAGATGTATTATTCAATGGCGCACCACTTAGAGCAAAAGTTGTAGGTCAAGTCACACAAATCAATATTGATCCAAACAATCGAGGCCATTTATATAATCCTGGCGATCCTGTGGTTGTTTATGGTGGTTTAAATTCAAATACTGGTATTGGTGCATCAGCTTCGGTGCAATCAACCACAAAAGGTTCTATCACCAGTATTCGTGTTGTTGATGAAGGTTATGGATATCGTGTTGCACCAAATACACTAATTACTATCTCTGGCACTTCAACCGCAACCGCAACGGTTACTGGTGTTGACACCGATCCAAACAAAACATCTAATGTATCTTTGGTGCCAATTAATACTATTGGTAATCAAGCCAATATTAAATTAAATGCAAACAATTATAATTTTACAGCAAATATTACGGCTAATTTAAATTGTTCATTAGTTAATGCATTTAGTTTCATTTCATTTACAACATATCCAATTTCTGCAATCGTTTTAAATCAATCTGGTTCAGGTTTTTCTACTGCACCTACTGTTGTTGCAGATTCATTATATCAAACTGACAATACGGCTATCGTTGCAAACATTAGAACACTAGGTATTCTTGCACCAATTCAGATTCAAAATGC